TTATAAACAGTCTTTAATGAGATAGCCCGCAGATTTTCCCAATAGATACGGCTTGAATATATCTGTGCATCTAACTACTTCAACTTTTCCGCCAACTTCAAAATAGGTATCAACCCATAAGCCCTTACCACCTCGGATTGTGTAACCGTAAGACGGATCAAATACACTACCTTTTTTCTCCGTTGCTTTTTCCGATACATAAGCAAGAATAATAGTATTGCTCCAGATTTTTTCTAATTGCCCGTTCTTGTTTTTATCTTGAACTGCCTCGCCTATTTTTACCGTTTTCACGTCAATAAGCTCCGCAAAGATAGCGGGCGTTAGAACGCCTGTTCTAGTGTATTTAATACGCTCTAAAATGGTTTCATTTTCTTTTAATGCTTTCCATACATCAGAAGAAATAACACAAACATTAGGGCGCATACCGATAGAAGAAGAAATTGTATAAAGACCCCATCCCAAATTCTGTGTAAACACCCATTTCAACTTAACGGTGCTCGTCTAAGCGAGCACCAAAATCAATCATAAATCGATTCATCGCCAGTTTCCAGTTTTGAATCGGCATTGTCCATTTTTTTGAGGCATCTTTCATCGCAAGCCAAATTACTTTGAACACCGAATCATCCGTTGGAAACACATTGCGTTTTTTAATTACACGACGAATCACACTATTAAGCGATTCCACTGCATTCGTCGTATATATCGCTTTGCGGATATCGTTGGGATAATCAAAAAAGGTCGCAATATTTGCCCAGTTATCTTCCCAACATTTCGCCACAAGCGGGTATTTTGCCTGCCATTTTTGCGAAAGTGCGGTCAGATTTTCGCGTGCTTGAGCCTCCGTTGGCGCTTGATAAACTCCCTTTAAATCTGCTGTCACCGCTTTGTAATCTTTCCACGAGACATATTTCAAACTGTTACGCACTAAATGCACAATACAAAGCTGAATCTTTGTTTGCGGATAAACCGCATTGATAGCTTCTGGAAAGCCTTTTAAACCATCTACGCAAGCAATAAAAATATCTTTCAAGCCACGATTTTGTAATTCAGTGAGCACATTAGCCCAGAACTTCGCCCCTTCATTCTCCGCAATCCAAAGCCCTAAAAGTTCTTTATGTCCTTCCAGATTGACACCTAATGCCACAAACACGGATTTGTTGATAATTCGTCCATCTTGACGCACTTTCACCACGATACAATCCAAGTAAACAATCGGGTAAATTGCATCAAGTGCACGACTTTGCCATGCTATTACGCGTTCTTTTACAGAATCTGTCACACGAGAAATCAGGCTTGTTGACACATCCGCATCATAGAGTTCTTTGAACATTTCAACGATTTCTTGATTGCTTAAGCCCTTGGCATATAAGGCAATAATCTGTTCATCCATCCCGGTAATACGGGTTTGATTTTTCTTGATAAGTTGTGGCTCAAAGCTGCCATCGCGGTCACGAGGGGTGTCAATTTCTATCTCACCTTCATCACAGATGATAGTCTTGGATGTGTAGCCATTACGTGCATTTTTGCCTTTTCTGGGCTGATGCTTTTCATAGCCAAGGTGGTCTGTCAGCTCACCATTTAACGCCGCTTCTACCGTGATTTTTTTGAGCATTCGTGAAAACTGATTAAGGTCTTCTGGGGTTTTTAGGGTTTTGGCAAATTCCGCTGCCAAGGCGTGGAGTTGTTTTTCGTTCATAATAAAATACCTGTGTCTAGATGTATTATCTCAGAAACAGGTATTTACACAAATTATGGGAGAGGCTCTGTATAAATGCCTTGCTCTATAGTTTCTAAAGGATTAGATTTTTTATGACTAATCTTTTTATTGCCTTCAAGACTTACAACATTTTCGCTTACGTAATTGTCTGAGTTTTGCGCCAATTCCGCAACCTTAACTTCACGCCCTAGCGCAATAATATCTTGCGTAACTGATAAGGCGTATTGTTTTAAAGGGTAACTAGCCTCGTTTTCTTCTCGGTAATCAATTGCATACTCAATATCATGCTCTTCTAGCGATACATCTATAACCTTAACACTCATTGGATCTAATCTATTTGAATTTCCCCTTAACTCACGAATAGTAGAAGGTAAATAAAAAGACTCTCGCCCAAATTGTGGGATTTTTCCGCCTTCTTTGCCTATATTTACGATTGGCATTAAAGTTTCACAAACTAATTCATTGTTGTAATAACCTTGCGCCAATTTTGTTAATACAGGGTCTTGAATGCGTAAGCTGGCTAATCTGTCTGTTGTCGCTGTCATTTTGCTAATTCCTCTCTAGTGATAACATTAAATGCTTGCTCATAAGTTAAATTATAAGCTCTCATAAAGTTTTGAATTTTTCTATCTAGTTCATCTTTGCTAAGTTTTTCTTCTTCTCTCCATTTTGTATTTTTTCTTGGTGTTTCTAGGGTCGCTGTTTGCATTGAAAGATTAATGATGTTTAGCTTATCTAATAGGGCTTTTACCTTGTCCGCTAACTTTTCGCCCTCGTTTAAATAAACTACTCCGCCCTCATCGTAATCTGTTGCAAGGCTAAGCAATGCTAGCGCATCATCTTTCTGACTCGGGAATAACTTCCCCTGTCCCATCAATTCATCAATAAATAAGTTATTCTGAATTCTGATGTTTTCTTTTTTGCTTTCTGAAAGCGCTTTATTCAAACGTTGATTTTCTTGCTTGATTTTCTCTAGTTCTTCATTGTTATCCATTTTTAGCCCTCTCTAATTAAATCTAGCGCATCGCTATAAGAAATATCTAAAACTCTTTCAAAATAACAAGCCTTCTCATGTAGCTGTAACAAATTAATATCAACCTTATCAGATTGCTCACTAAGAAAAACAAAACTCTGCTCATCTCCGCTTAGTGTAGCGACATCAATGTGCGCAACACTTGCTAAAGGGTGCATCATGCCACCAACTGCGGGTTTTATGCCTTTTTCTAAAAAACCTACATGTTTTAGATATTTCCCCAACCCTCTTACAGGGTTTTGAGAATGCGGAGCAAAATAAACGCCTGAAGAAATACTTTCAATTTCCCCGTTTTGAATTTTTTCTACTAACTCGTTGCTAATTTCAACTTCTGCGAATAAGTGCCCCTTATTAAGATAAACAGTTAAAACTTTGCCATATTCTGGTTTATCGTCTTCAGGGTGCCCTATAACAAGATTGGCGGGTTGAAGGTCTTTTGAATAAAAGTCTCTAATTTCTTTTAGGTCTTGTTCTGTAAAAGAACATAATCCGCTATTAGCTCTAAAAGTGCCCGTGCGCAATATTTCAAAAATTGCCTTTTTCATTTTTGCCTCTTTGTCTGTTAAATCTCAAACAATTAAAAAATAAAAAGCCCTCTTGTTGTGTCTGAAACATCACAAACAAATAAAAAAAATAACAAATAAATAAAAAAAGAAAGTTTTGAAAAAATAATCCACTTATCCACTTAAAACGGCTAAAGCCTTATTCTATAAGGGTTTAAGGCGAGTGAGTTCACTCACTTCTTGCCACTTTTTTAAGTGGTTTCATCACTTTTTTGAATTTTAGGTAAAAAAATAGGGCGATTGCTCGCCCTGTAAATTGGTTTTATTGGTTTAGCCTTCCCATTGTCTAATTGATAACTCTCTATCTTTCCAGAATGCATTCGTTCTTTGATAACCGTCTTTATTCTTTGAAAAATAAGATAATCTTTCCCCGGTTTCTCTGAATGCGTCTGGCAATGCATTTTTAAAGCTCAATAAATTAAGCGGGTTTATTCCATGGCAATCACAATAGAATAAATAAGCGGTGTACAAAGTATCATTTTTCGCTATAGGTGAAGGATTGAACATTTCACTGCGGTTGCTGCCCAATCTTAGCGCCCCTTTTCGTTCCTCTCTTAGCTCAAAGTTAGAAACAAAATCAATTAAATGATTGACCTCTCTTTTTATATCCTTGCCTTTGTTTTCTTCCTTGTAAGTTTCTAAGATTTCTCTAGCGGTTTCAGGGTTAGGGAATAAAGCTAATAATCTATTCACTATTCCATAAACTTCCGCCTGTATCTTATCGATAAAATGAACGTCTTTTTTCTCTTTTGGAATAGCTCTATCAAAGGGAATTATTATCCTTCTTCTTGCAACTCCTCCATTGCGGTCTGTAAATCCTAAAGGGTGATTAGTTACAAGCATAAAAACAGGGTTTAATTTTACAGAAAAGTCATCAACATAAACTAACTTGACTGTTACACTATCGCCCCCAGTTATCGCTTTTAGCTCGTCCGCACTTCCTTTATATGGTTTTTGGTCGGGTGATATAGCTAAACTTTTGCCGATAAGCATCGCCCTTTTTCTATCTATTTCTAACTCTTGCAAACTGATGTAAGCTGTATTTCCACCACCATTGACAATAGATGCTATTTGACTAAATACCGACTTACCCGCACCGCCTACGCCTGTTACCTCTAAGAATAACCCCCATTCATGTCGATTAGTGAGCACCATATAAAGCCCCGCTAAAATAGCGTTACGCTTGCTATCATCCCCATTACTTACAAATTCTACCCAATCATCAAAATAAGGCGTATTCTTGCTTTTGGTTGAACATTTAAAGTGTTCTATTGTGCGCAAGTAGTGATTGACATCATGCGCTAAAAATTCCCCCGTTTTCTTATTCAAAACACCATTTTCGAACCCTATCAAGTCTTGGTTTGATAGCGGTAACTCCCCCGATACAATGCTAACTAGATCCGCCATGCTTTTTAGGCTCCTAGCGGTATATTTTCGATGTTTGTGCTTATTAAAAAATGACATGATTTTTTGCATAAGCTCATACTCTGGCAATACTTGCCAATAAGTGCCGTTATATTGATAGGTTTTGCCTGTCCCCTTATCTAACCTAATTGGTTGTTCTTCCCGTGATAAAAAGGCTTCTGCAATTTCTGGCTGTGTGGGTTTTTCTGTTTCAAAATCTAGGGTTGCTTTTTCTTTTGGTGCGATTTTTTCCGCAAAATCTACCGCACTTTCATCTTCCCTTAGTCGTTTAATATATGCACTAACATCTTCTACAACTTCGGCTAGATTATTAATAAAGTGTACAGAACTCGCTTGTGTATGTTTCGCCAAGTTAAGACAAATGCTTATCTTCTCTTGTTCGCTAATATCGCCAAATTGAGCAATTTTTATATAGCGTTGCTCAGGCTCTGCAATTTTTAGCTTATTGATTATTTTGAGTTGATATTCATCTAAAATAATAGGCGCTTGTTTATAAGGGTGTTGCAAAATATCGCATAAAAATAGCCATTCTGTGCCATTACCCTTACTCCATGCGTTCCACGCTCTATTACCCGCTAATATAATCAAGTCATCAAAAGGGGCGTTAGGTTGCTTATTTAAGTTCGGTGCATTTTTTAACTTCATTCTGCGCCCCCTTTGTTTGCTAAAGAATATAAGCAGTCGCCTATTTTGTCTTTTGCGTATAGGCTTAAATCTAACATCTCAAGATTGTTTCTTAATAAAATACCAATGCTAATTAATGTGCTTGGTGTAATGTGTTGATATTCTTCGTTTTCAATATCTTCATTAATTCCGTGCCAATAAAGCAATTCTGCAAAATCTCGCAAGGCGTTAAGCGTTGAAAGTGCGCTTTCATCATAAAGGCTATAGAGTTCATCTAACTGCTCTTTATCGTTGCTAAACTCTTCGCCTTGATTGTGTAAATGTTGAATAAAAGCACTGTGCAATTGATTAAACATATAAGCCCCCTGTTCTTGCATTGTCGTTAATGCGTGCGATAAGTAAGGCGTTAGATTTGAGGGTTAACAAGTTGCGTGCTTGTTGCTCTGAATTAGCACGTATAGAAAGTTTTAGGCGGTTTTTGCCTAATAATAGGAATTTATAAAGCATTTTTGCGGTGTCCTTTGTAATGTTTAAAAGGCTTTCCGCTAGGCTTGTCACGGTCTGGCGGTAAAGCGTAAAGGGGTGACAAACTACGTACAAAGGAACATAGCCAACCGCAAGCGGTTGCCCTTTACGCTCTACCATTGAGAATAGATCTATTGCTAGATTTATTTTAGGTGTGCGTAAATTACGAATAAAAAAACACGCTTGAGGCGTGCGATTATTCGCCTTTGTATTTTTCAGCTTGTCACGGCTGACACTTGTTTTTTTCAAGTGCGTGAAAATAGTAGAAAATTGACCGCACTTTGTAAAGTCTTTTTTATGAAATTTTGTTAAAATGATTTTATTCATTGTTTTCGCTTGTCCGCTTAAATAGTGAAAAGGGGTGTTTTCAGTGTTGGCGCATTGAAAAGCCCCGCCTATATGTTTGTTGGTGCTCATTGGTTTATGCTCATTAAATAGCGTTGAACCTCTTGCGCACTAAATAGGGTACTACTTCCAAACTTCGTTTTTTTAATTTTCCCCTCTCTCGCTAGTCGGTCTAATTTACTGCGTGAAACGCCATAAAGCGCTTGCATCTCTTTCACTGTGTAATGTTTATCTGTGTTTTGTTGTTCGTTCATGGTCGGTTTTCCTCGTTTATGGTGGGTTATCTTGAGCGCTCACAAATAGCCTATAAAATCTTTGAAAACACGTCAATATGTCGCTAACTTCTGAGAATTCTTAGTTCTAATGGTTCAAATTCTTAGTTTTAATGGTTCAAATTCTTAGTTTTAATGGTTTGATTATTGTTTCGGTTTTAAGGAGGGGAAAATAATTAAAAATCTCGTTTAAGGGGCGTTTAAATGCGTTTAAGTGCGTTTAAATTTTTGTGTTCAATCTCAAAAAATTTAAAGCGAATTAAAGCGATTTAAACGGCATTTAAACAAGGGCTAAAAAATCATTTTTTACCTTCATTTTTTTGAATAAATTGCAAAAAAAGCCCCTTCAATAACAACAAATTTTCACGAAAAAAATTTATTTAAAAAGTTTGTTCGCCTAAAAAGTAAGCAGTTATTAGTGAAGTTTAGGGTTTTTATCATTGCGCTCTTTTTGTAGTTTGCGTTGCTCTCGCAAAATCGCATAAATATGACTTTCACTCAGATTAAATTCTTTTGTTAATTCCGCGATATTATTTCCGGCAAAGCGTTGGTAAATTTCTATGTCTCTTAATGCTACTTTCAATTTTGATCCAGTAGGTAAATAAATAGAACGCCCCCCTAAATGTTGTGCAAGTGCAAAAGCTAGGGCTTTCGCTTGCATTGCTTTATCTTTTATATTTCCTTGTTTCTCTAATTCAAATTTCAACACATCGGCAAGTTCCGCTAGGGCTGATGGCCATTTGTGATTTATTTCATTTTGTTGCACTTTTCCTAATTGCTCAATGTTATTAGTTGTCATTTCTTGCTTTCCTCTTTTGTGTGTAATGTTTCAAACAAGAATAGCAAAAGAATGCGCTTTTATTATTTGTGGAGTTTCAAACATAAAAACAAGCTATCTTTTTCACTTATTCACTTGTATTTCACTTATATACCACTTATATATTTCTTTATTTTTCAATATGTTAAGTAAAATAAGTGGATGAGTGGATTAAAAATATAAAAACTCCCATAAAAAAATAAAGTAAGGAATTGTAAGCAAAAAAATAGGGCGATTGCTCGCCCTGTTTTTTTTTGTGAGGTGGTGGAATGTGAAGAAATTTATTTTTCAGAACAATTTTTTATAAAATCTCCCCATAATTGCATGATGTTCTTGCGCTGTTCTAAGTAAGTTGAATGATTATAAGAAAGGCTAGTATTATCCCCCGTCTTGTGTGCTAGACAAGCCTCCGCATGTTCATGCGTAATGCTTTGCTCTGCTAAATAAGTGCGGGCTAGGCCCCTTAAGCCGTGAGCGGTCTGTTTATCTTTAAATCCCATTCTTTTTAGTGCTGTGTTTGCTGTGCTTGAGTCTGCGGGGCTGTGGTTATCCCCTCTTTTAGGGAAAACATATTTAAATCTCCCCGTTATTGGCATAAGCTCTTTTAATATATCAATTGCTTGACTTGATAAAGGGACTTGATGCTCTGCTCTTGCTTTCATTTTTTGAGCGGGAATAGTCCATATTCTGTTATCAAAATCAAATTCTTCCCATTCCGCTCTGCTTGCCTCTGAGGGTCTTACCATGGTTAGAAGTTGGAATTTTATTAAAGCCCTTGTTTGCGGTTCTATTCTAGCGTTCTCAATAGTTGCCATTAATAGCGGGGTTTCTTCGCTCTTGAGGTGTGGATTATTGCGCTTTTTTATACTTTTGATGTTTTTGCGCATATTCTGGCAAGGATTGAAAGGAATAGCGCCCCCGTTAACTGCAAAATTTAGAATTTCATTGATGTAACTTGCTAGACGTTGCGCCATGTCAAAATTGTTTCTTGATTCAACCCTTTTTAGTGCTTCAAGGGCTAGTGTTGGGGTTATATCACTCACAGGAAAAGCCCCTATAAATGGGAATATATGCAACTCTAAACTACGCCAATATTTATCTAGGGTTTTTAGTTCTATCTCTCCCTCTTTTTTCGCCTTCCATTGCTCCGCAATTGCTAGAAATGTATTGCTTTTAGCGAGTTCTAGCTCTCTTTTTTGTTGTTGCTTGTGTATTTGTAAATCTATACCACGAGCTAGCAAGGCTCTATATTCTTCTCTTTTGTTGCGTGCTTGTGCTAAAGATAAAGCGGGGTATTCCCCTAGCGTTAATTTTGTGCGCTTGCCTGTGGAGGGTTGATTATATCTAAAGCGCCATATCTTAGAATTGACTGGAGTGAGCTGTAAAAATAGCCCCCCGCCGTCATTTAGTTCATTTTTTCCATTCTTTGAATATTTAGCTTTTTCTATTTGTGTGTTGGTTAGTGGTTGAATGATTTTTGCCAT